CTGGGTAAGTACGACGCCGAAGTTCCTAGATTGCACCAACAGTTACGCGGCGTAAACGAAGAACTTGAGCAAATCCGCCAGGATATAGCTGCTAAATCAGTCGAACCGACAAAGCCGAAGGAGAAAGTCAGTTTAGTAACCGACGCAGATCGAGCCGAATATGGTGAAGAACTGCTCGACGTTCAGCGGAGAGTTGCACAAGAAGTTTCTCAAGACTACGAGGGGCAGATTGCTCAACAAAACGCGGTTATATCGCAGTTGCAGGAAAAACTTGCACATACGGGTAACCAAGTTGGCGAAATGGACTTTTCTCAGAAGCTGCAAAATGCAGTCCCTGATTGGAACCAGATCGACAAAGATGAACGCTGGGTAGCGTGGCTAAACGAGCATGATCCCATGCTAAGAGGTCAACGCAGAGTTCAAGCGCAGGCAGCATTCGATGTTGGTGATGTTCAAGCTGTAAGTGACTATGTCACTCTGTGGAAAGCAACACTCTCCGAACCGAATACCGCCAAGCAAAATCGCCAAATAGAGCTAGAGAAGCAGGTTGCGCCAAACCGCTCTGCAACCGTCAGTCCAACGACTGCGACCCAAAGCTCTAGGCAATTCACCGAAAAACAGGTGGACGCTGCTTGGACTAAAGTTCGCCAGTTAAATACCGCCGGTAAATACGCAGATGCGGAAAAACTTGAAGCTGAACTGACGTCTGCGTATCTTGAAGGCCGAGTTAAAGATTAACTCATTGTGTTAACACGTAAGCAGATGTCTCATACTCTAATTTAGTAGGAGGCCATCATGGCTGCTGTATTTCCCGTCACTGGTTCCGTTAACAACGGTGTCAACAACACAACGTCTTTCAACACTGACCCCAGCTACTCAGGCTCGTTTATCCCAACACTCTGGTCTAAAAAGCTGAACGCAAAGTTCTTTGCGAACACTATGCTTACCGAAATCTGTAATACAGATTGGGAAGGCGAGATCAAAAACCAAGGCGATACAATCCGTATCCGCACTGCTCCTTCGATCACCATCAACGACTATACTGGTGCCGGTATGACTCTGTCATCCGAAGTACCCGTACCGATCAGCATCGACATGCAGATCAACAAAGGTAAATACTTCAGTGTACAGGTCAACGACATTTTAGCCCATCAGGCTGACATGGACTTGATGAATATGTTCACGGATGATGCTGCCAAGCAGATGAAAATCCAGATTGAAAACGATTGCTTCTTTCAGTTTTTTGTAACTGAGGGTGCTAAAGCAACTACCAACAAAGGTGCTACTGCTGGCGCACTGTCTGGTGCTTACAACCTTGGCACTGACGTTGCTCCAATTGACCAAGCCACTCCTGCCAACGTGCTGAACTGTATCTTGCAGATGTCTTCAGCATTGGATGAGCAAAACATCCCTGAGGACGGGCGTTTTCTAGTAATGTCACCGCGTGATCGCCAGCTACTGATGCAAACAGACATCGCGCAAGCCTATTTCACAGGTGACCAGTCAAGCACGATCCGTACCGGCAAAATCGGTATGTTGGACCGCTTTACAGTCTACGTCAGCAACCTGCTGCCAAAAGGCGACGCTTCAAAAGCTCTGGTTGCGGGCCTGACAGCTTCTTCGACTGGCGGGGCAGTCTCAAACGCTAAAAAGCGTCGGATGATGGTTGCCGGTACAAAGCACGCATGTGCCTACGCTAGCTCGATCAGCAAGGTAGAAGAACTCCGTAACCAAGACGATTTTGGTGACAAGGTTCGCGGACTTAACGTCTTCGGCCACAAAGTTCTGAAGTCTGAAGCGCTGGTCACTGCTCTGATTGGTACTGCGTAAACTACCTAACGGGGGGGAGGTTGGCTAGGTTTCGCACTACGAAGCCACCCCCCCAACTACCTTAGCTTAGGAGTTTATTGTGGCTACTGTAAAAGTAATCGACATAATCGAACGCGTAGAACACGTCTTGCAGGACACGAATGTCCGCTGGCCACGGCTAGAACTGCAAAACTGGATCAATGAGTCGTACCTAAACATTACGTTATTACGGCCAGACGCCAATGCTAAGACTGGCACGTTTACTTGCGCAGCGGGTTCTAGACAGGTTCTTACCGCTCAGTTTGCATCGGGCTTGCGCCTACTAGATGTAACGCGCAACCTAGCCGCCGCCTCTACAAAGAAGGCTGTGCGGTTAGTATCCAGAGCGGTTTTAGATGACCAGCGTCCTACTTGGCACTCGGAAACGGGTAATGTAAATATTCAACATTACATGGTCGACGCGAGGCAACCAAAAGAGTTTTTTGTGTACCCGCCTGCAACAACGGCTGCACAGATTGAAATTGTTTACGCAGACGCGCCAACACGGCACGCTTTAAGTGAGGCGGCTCTAGACCCCGCGGGAAGCGACACAACGGTCATTAACCTTGATGACACTTACACTACCCCCATGATCGACTGGGTGTTGTACAGAGCGTACAGCAAGGACGCTGAGTATGGAGCCAACGAACAACGCGCTGCGGCTGCGTACGGTGCGTTTAATCAAGTCATTGGGGCTAAAACACAGACTGACGCCGCGGTATCTCCGCAGCAGCAGACGTCGGTGACCTAGATGGCGGTGCTTTGGGAAAAGTTTTACCCATACATCCAACCCTACTTGCCAGGTTGCCCTGAGGTTGTGATAGAGGCCCATCTCAAAGAAGCTGCGGCGGATTTCTTGGCCCGTAGCGAAATTTGGCGCTTTGATATTGATAACGATTTTACCAGCAAATCGACCCAAGACTACGACCTCGATGTGCCGACTGGCGCTATCTTAGAAAACATCTACGAGATTGTTCTCAACGAAGTCACGCTGGCGCGGGTGAGTGACAAACACGTTCGTGTCTCTAGTTTTCGAACTAACAGCAGGCCGATGTACTACAGCATCTACCAAGATACATCGATCCGGTTTTACCCCACCCCAGACAAAAAATATACTTTCTACGGCGTTGGGGTACTCAAAAATAGTCTCGCTGCTACGGGTGTTGAGGACTGGGTTTACGAAACTCACGGACGCTGTATTAGCTACGGCGCTATTTCTCGCCTAGCAGAAGTGCCTGGCAAAGAATGGCACAATCCAGAACTCGCAAATTACTACCGAGTTAAGTTCGATAAAGACGCCGACATTGCGAAGTCACGCGATTATCGCCGCGTAAACTTGCGTGTGAGCGGCCCAAACTTTGCCGGTAGGAGATAGGAATGGCTGACACGTATAAATATGTGCAGGGCGACACTGGGCCCCAGATACAGGTTACTATTACTAGCGCTGATGGCACAGCTACAAACTTAACTGGTGGAAGTGTAACGCTTCACTTTCGAGCCGCAGGCGAAACAACAGTTTTGTTTTCCCGAGCGTTAGCTTTTTTAGACGCTTCCAATGGTAAAGCCGTGTTGCAGTTTAACGCTGGCGATTTGAACGTAGACGCAGGGAACTATGAAGGTGAGCTAGAAACGGTGCTCTCAACAGGCCTGCGAGAAACTAGGTACGAGTTGTTAAAGTTCAAAATACGTGAGGACTTTGCGTGACCAAAAAGTACACCCTTAGCGCGCAGTCTTTAGCCGTAACCTATACGGCTCAGTCGCTGGCGTTCGCCATTAAAACCGCAGACGCGGTTGGCGGGACTAGCATAGCTGCTAGCAACCTAAGGTTTGCCTTCGAAGAAGGCTTTTTTATGCAGTTTTTAGCACTGCTTGATAACTACGCGGTGTCTGATAGCGAAGTAAGAGCATTCTTTAAAAGCGCAACCGATAGCTTTAGTCTTGCCGACGCCGCAACGGCAGCATTTGTCAAAGCCCGCGCAGACACAGCGGCAACGGCAGATGAGGTGGTGTTTGCTACGTTCAAGGCACTGGTTGACACTGCTTTGGCTACAGACGCTCTGGCTACGTCCTTTGCTAAGTTTCCGAGCGACGTCATAAACGCAACCGATGACGTTGATGGCGAGGCATCTATCGAAGACGACCAAGAGATACAGTATTTTAAAACCCGCACAAACATCGGGCTTTTTTCTGACGGCGAAACTTTTGATACGGGTAAATCTCTAACCGATCAACCATACATATCTGAGGAAGTTGTTACGCAAATAGCTTACCTGCGTTCTTTCGCAGATAACTACGCGATTTCTGATCTTTTAATCGCAACAGCCCTCGCAAAACCCGAGTCCGATTCCTTTGCCGTAAGCGAAACACTTAACAGTCGCGGGACTGCAAAACACGTTGTGCATGAGTTGTACGACGACGAAACGCGGTGGTACGACGCTTTCGAAACCGGTGTAGACCCAAGTAAAATAGTGGTCCAAGCGGCGGAGGGGATGCTTGCCAATATCAACGACCCCCCCGATGTGCACGAGCATAACAACCACAGGCTTATCCGGTGGTTGCGGACTCCCAATCCCGACACGGGGCGCGCTTGGGGCGACTGGCTTGACGACGGTGAAATTGACAAAGACACAGTTGATGGGGGCGCGCCCACTGGCGATTGGATGGCCTCAGTCTATCTGGTCATTGTTCACATCTGGGGACGGATCAAAGTTGGCGGGTCGGTAGACGAAATTGAGGACTCACCGTACCCAGGCCTCAGGGACTACATCAGAGACGTGTTCTTACCCAACTACCCTCATGCGTTTGCGGGTGAGAACCATGCGGCTTCTACAGCTAAGCCACTTTTAGAATCGCCAACCGCGGCTGACCTTCACGCCTCTAATTTTGCGACGAGCCGCGCTGAGGCCCCAACTGTGACCGACTCTTTCTTTCAAGTTTTGCGGCGTAACCGCGCCTTTTCAGATGCTCCCTCGGCTACAGACGCTGTTAACAGTAGAGCGTTTATCAAACTTCTTTCGGATACGCATACCGCTGTTGATGACTACGCATCTGGTTTTGCGACCAGTCGTACTGACAACTCAACTGCGCAAGACGCCTACGCCGCTGCGGCTACTAAATCATTTTTTGAGACCGCTACTTCCGCAGACCTGTTTGCTAGACAGGTCGACTACGTGCGCGCGTTCACAGACACCGCGACCGTAACAGACGATCTGGACGGCGAAGCCTCAACTTTAGACGATCAGGAAATGCAGTTTGTAAAGGACCGCACCGACGTAGCGAGCGTCATCGAGGCCAAGTCACTTGAGCCTGGAAAAGTCTTGCTGGAAACACCCGCAATTACCGACGTCGGGTCATTACGAAATCAAGGCTTTGTTGATTTCACATACTTTGCGGAAGATTTCGTCGGCGCTTCCCGAACCTTTGACTAATAGGAGATCGTTATGATCCAAGAAAATCTAAAGCTATCTGGTCAGCTTAACATCGTCCTAAAGGACAAAGCTGGAAACGTAAAAAGCGAACGCGAAGAAAAGAACCTCGTAGTAAACGTGGGGCTTGCATACATAATTAACCGGATGAGGTCGGACGTATCGGGCGGCAAAGCTCTTATGTCTCACATGGCCTTGGGGTCTGGAACTACATCCGCTGCCGCGGCTCAGACTGCGCTTGTGACACAATTAGGGTCTAGAGAAGCACTAGACTCGACAACAATCGCAGGCAGCAACAACGAAAAGTTAGTCTACGTTTCTTCGTTTGAAGCGGGCGACGGCACTGGCGCGGTAACTGAAGCTGGCATTTTTAACGCTGCATCTTCGGGGGACATGCTTTGTCGCACCGTATTCGCGGTCGTTAACAAAGCCGCCGACGACACTATGGCGATTACGTGGACCATCACACTGGCTGCATCTTAAACTAAAAGGAGGGGCGACTTATGAGCACCATTGTCACACGCGCTGGAAAGGGGTCGCCCCTAGTTAATAATGAGCTTGATACTAACTTTTCTAATCTGAACAGCGATAAGCTAGAAAACATTAGTGCGGATACTTCGCCTCAACTGGGGGGCAATCTGGACGTTCAAACCCACTCGATTGTGACTACATCAAACCGTAATTTAAATTTAGACCCGAATGGCACGGGCGTCGTTAAGGTTTTGTCCGACAGCACTACTGGCGCGTTGACCGTACAAGGCGGTGATAACGGCTCTAACAGCGCCCCCGATATTGTTTTATACAATGATAGTACCAGCCCAGCAGCGAACGATGCCATCGGAAGGATTGAGTTCAGAGGCAAAGACGCTGGCGGCGGCAATAGTCTTTTCAGTTCGATTTCTCCC